TCATCTAGTTCGCTTGATGACCAATGCATTTGCTAACGATATTGAAGACCTCGCTATTAATGGCGATGGTTCTTCAGGCGACTTCCTTTCCATCATGGAGGGCTTTGTTTACAAGGTCCAGAATGATGGCGAGGCACACGAAGCACTCGTTACAGTTTCTGATGACAACTGGACAACAGAAGTCATGCAGGACATTATTCTCGCAATGCCACGTAAGTATCGTGCAGTAAAGCAGAACCTAAAGTTCTATGCTGGTACAGATGCTTTCCAGGGTATTGTTAAGAACAACGGTACACTCGCTGATGCTATTGCTGAAGCGTTTGCACCACGTACTGGCGGTACAGAGCGTAACCGTCAGCAATACCTAGACGGTGTTGGTCAGACATTCGGTGGAGCACGTACAACTCGTGTTCTCGGTGTCGACGTAATGGAAGTACCTTACTACCCAGCAGATTATGTCGACTTGACATTCCCTGCAAACCGTGTTTGGGGCTTCCAGCGTGATATCACGGTAAATCGTGAATACAAGCCAAAGAAGGATACAATTGAGTACACAGTATTTGTACGCTTTGGTATTCAATGGGAAGAACAAGATGCAGTCTCTTATGCAGATGCTGCAGTTGATCCAACCGCATAGTTTGTAAAAACTAAAAAGTTTAGGGAGGGCAGCGCAAGTTGCCCTCCTTAATCACATTAGGAGATAAAATGTCTTATCCAGGAAATCCAACAGTCCCACATCAACATAGTGGAGATGGCTGTATAGCAGTCGGGGGTATTGGAACAATAATCAGTGGTCCTAATGGAATTATTACACAAAGGTACGCATTAGGATGTATTCCTGATGCTAATTTTGGAGAAAATGTAATTATAAGTGGTACTCCTGCTGGAGTTAAAAGACCACAAAGTTTATATAAATAGTCAATTCTGATATAATAGCAGTGGAGGAAATATGTCAACAACAAAAGAAGTAGTAGAAGAATTCAATAAAATGACAGTGCCGCAACTAAAATCATATGCGAAGAAAAATAAAATTGATGTATTTGGGGCAACAACTAAATTAGATTTACTAGAGGCTATCCTGCCTTTTGTACCTAGAGATGATCATAAAGAAATTAAGTCAGATACCCCGCAAGAAAAAGTTGCGTTGTTTTCTGAAAGAAACCTTCATTGGAATGGTGTGGGGCAACTTCAAAAAGGTTATAACATTGTTACTAAGGAGGTATCCGTAAAGTGGCTAAAGCATAGGGCGGTAAGAGAGGCAACCCCCGCTGAGGTAGCAAAGCACTACGGCAAAGCATAATGCAACTATTAAGACTTCCACCATATCCTCTGTCCATCACATATGATGTGCCAGAGCCTAATACTGATTATATTTTAGTAATCAATGAGGGCACTAGAAATGTTAATGATGTTACAGCAACAGTAACGTCTTCTGCAAGTTCACAGATAACTTATGTTCTTCCAGATATGTTTAACACATATGATGAGTCTTACTCTCTAACAATTTATGATGCAATTTATACAACTGCTTCTACAAGTGCAGAAGAGGGCGATATTGTTGTAGAAGATAATCTTGAAGTAATGCGACCATATGTAGATCCAAAAACTCTTGGCACAACTGCAACAGAAATCAAAGATGCTACATACTATGAAGGTTTAGCAAGATCCATTATTGACTCAATTGTTCCTGGCGGATTTTACTATGAGCGTTCTTGGTATGAGACAATTGGAAATAATACTGACTTTATGCCAGTTTGGGATCGTGTATATTTAATTCTAAAAGCATATGAAAATAATGAACTAGTTTGGGATTATGACGATAGTCCACAGGCGCAGGGAGATGGCCAATGGAACTATCTTCTAACAAAAGATAAAACTTCAATTATTAAAGACTGGACTCAACAATCAGATTCTTATATTCGTCAAGCAAGTTTTCCAAGAGGAGTACCACTAGCGTATTCTGATTCTATTTATATGTACGACTCGGAAGACAGTCCCAACACAATTGCTGTTGCCCCTGGAGTTACATTTCCAATGGGCTGGAACTATTTATTCCAGTTAGCAACGGGGTATAAGGTAGTTCCATATGATATCAAAGATGCAACACTTATGCTTATTGACGATTTAAAGTGTGGAAGACTAGATTATCATAAGAGATATGTTCTAAAATATTCAACAGATCAGTACAGAGTTGAATATGATAAAGGTTCTTTCTTTGGAACGGGCAATTTAATTGTAGATAAAATTTTGGAGAAATATATAACCAATTTTGGTACACCTGGAGTTTTATAATGAATGTATGTGAAACAACAGATTTTTTATATCCAATGAAGGCAGATATATATTATCCTCTTATAACTCAAAATAAATATGGGCAGGCACAAAAAGAATGGGTTTTTGATAGAACAATAACTTGTAATGCCACACCAGTCGGTGGAGCAGGAGAAGAAGATCTTAAGCCTGAAATTATTATGCAATATCAAAACAAACTAGTAGGCAGAGTAAAATCAGATCCAAGAATATCATCTAATGGTGAACAAAATGCCATATCTAATATTTTAATTGTAAATATTCGTAATAGTGGTGACTCTTTGATATATAGAGAAACAGCAGGACCAAGAATTGGCAGAGGCACTATATATGAAGTTGCCACAGTAGATCCATTTACTGGACCTTTTCAAAATATAGAATATTATAAATTAGTTTTGCGTCGTACAGAAAGCCAAGAGGTCGCAGACTAATGATAGTTACTACAAATATAAAGTCTTTTAAAAAAACAATGGATAACATTATTGATTATTCCAATGGCTTTATTGACGGGGTACATCAGGGTAAAAAAGTATTTTTAAATAACTTAGGACAATCAGTAATTGCAGCACTAGGACAATATATAGATATGCAAGCAAGGTTAAATCCTAGAGCACTTCACCATGTTTATGAATGGTATCAAGAAGGAAATAGAAATGCAAGACTATTCAATCTAACTTATACTGTTAGTAATTTAGGCCTATCAGTTAATTCTACATTTCGTCAATCGTTAAGTTTATCCCAAGAATCAACTGCACCATTTTATAATAAAGCATCAATTATGGAAAATGGAATTCCCGTGTTGATTAAACCAAAGAAAACTGTGCTTGCGTTCGAAAAAGCAGGTAAAACTGTTTTTACTAGAAAGCCAGTAACCGTTCGTGATCCAGGTGGCGAAGAGGTTCAGGGATCTTATGAAAGAGTGTTTGATGAATTCATGTTGTCTTATTTTAGACAGTCATTTATAAAGGCCTCTGGCTTATATAATTATATAAACAAGCCAACATTATTTAAAAGAAACATCAAGGCTGGTGCAAAACTGGGTAAGGCAAAAGGTGTTCAAACAGGATTTAAGTGGATAGCAAATGCTACGATTGGAGTAGAAGATGCCTAGTACATTAGACTTACCATATCCACCATTTTTTATAAATGGATATATTAAAGCACAATTAACTGATTTTGGCATTATTGAACCGTCTGAGAATACACCAATATTACCAGTTACTCCAGAAGATGCTGCAACAATTTATCAACAACTATTACAGTCAAGTAATATTCCAAATCCACTATTAATTCAGTATGACAGGCTTTTAAGATTTAGGCCATCTCCATTTTATAGACATAAAAGAGAGCAATTAGTTTATACATTTATATGCAGTAGCCTAGAAAAAGAAAACAATGCCATGGCTATGGTCATTGAGGCTTTAGATAGACAAGACGCAGCCGCAGAAGATGTAAATGCTTGGGCTGCAGCAAATACATTATTTGATGATGATGGGGTAACTCCTATTCCAAAAAATGTATACTTTCATAATATTCGGGTATACCAAGTAGACGAAAGCAGAGATTTAATAGAATTAGCCTCGGTTAACATGAATACTGTTAGAGGTAAAATCATTATTGAGTTTGATTATCACACTAAAGATCCAGCCAACTGGCCTTATACTTAAAAATGCTGTTATACTTGTCGTGAGGAAACCCGCCAAAACTTCATATAGATTCTATTGAAAGTAGAGGTGAAAAATATGGCATACACTCGTGGTACATCGACCAACATTATCGTTGGCGCAGCCGCTCTCTTCGTTGCTGATACAACGCTGACTGCTGGCACACTACCTGCATTTGACGCAACCGAATCATACAGAGATACACTTTCTGATGATCTTGATTTCACAAACGTAGGCTATACCATGAACGGTCTAGAATTGCAGTTCCAACCAGACTTCGGTGAAGTACAGGTTGACCAACTTCTTGACGTTGCTAAGTTGTACAAGCAAGGTATGCAAGTAAATCTTGCTACCGCTTTTGCTGAGGCTACCCTTGAGAACCTTCTCTTGGCTCTTGCTTACAGTTCTGATGATCTATCAGGTACTAAGTCCACTTCAGCAGGACAGACACTTAATCTCTCAGCAGGTGACATTGGAGAATGTCCAGTTGAGCGTGGAATTGTTGCTGTTGGACCTGGAACTGGAGATTGCGAAGACTCTGCATATGTAGAGCGTGTCTACGCAGCATATCGTGCGCTCTCAATTGAGAACGTAACAGTATCTGCAAAGCGTGATGAACCTTCGATGTTCGAAGTTTCCTTCCGTCTTCTTCCTGAAGATACATCGGCTTCCTATGGTAAGATCGTAGATCGTACTTGGGCACCAGCATCATAATAATCTAGTTTTAGATTAACGACAAGCCCACCCTAGCGGTGGGCTTTGTTGTTATGATAGAATAGATAAAATGGCAACCGAAGTTTATAAAAGAAATAGAGTAGTATTTTTAAATGGTATAGAGATTGAAGCAATTCCATTAAAAATAAAATATCTTAGAGAATTTATGGACGCTTTTGAAAAAATCAAAGGCGTAAAAAATGATGATGGTGCAATACAAATATTGTCAGAATGTGCTTTTATTTGTATGAAGCAATATTATCCAGAATTGTCGAATAATATAAAAGATTTCGAAGATAATGTTGATTTGCCAACTATATATAACATTATAGACTCCGCTGCTGGAATTAAAATTGACAAAAAATCTGATGAAGCAGTAAAAGATCAAGCAACAAGCAAAGGGGCTACCTGGAAAGAGTTGGACCTTGTTAAACTAGAAGCAGAGGCCTTTTTGCTGGGTATATGGAAAGACTACGAAGAATTAGAAACATCACTATCAATGCCAGAACTAATGGCTACCCTGGCAAGCAAGAGAGAATTGGACTATGAAGAAAAGAAATTTTTAGCAGCAATTCAAGGAATAAATTTAGATGAACAGTCTAAAGATGGCAAAAAAAGAGGACAGCAAGAATGGGAAGATCTTAAAGCAAGGGTTTTCAGCAAAGGAAAAACCTCTGACGGAAATGATGTTCTTGCTTTGCAAGGGCCAAATGCTAAAAAAGCAGGCTTTGGTATTGGTTTGGGTCTAGATTATGATGATATGCGAGACCCATCTGTTATGAAATCTTAATTTTTAAAAATAAGCGTTTTATGCTATAATTGCATTAGCCTATATAGGAGGAAAAATGGCAACAACAGTACATGAGGGTCAAGAACTTGTCCTTATGGATGGCACAAAAATCAACGTGAGACCACTAAAAATCTCTCTTTTGAGACCATTCATGAGCAAGTTTGAGCAGGTAGCAGGGGTAGCAGAAGATAATGAAAAGTCAATGACTCTTCTTATTGAGTGCGTACAAATTGCTATGGAACAATATAAGCCAGAACTTGCAGATGTTTCAAAACTTGAAGATATCTTGGATCTTCCAACGGTATACAAGATCATTGAAGCAGCATCTGGCGTTAAACTTCAAGACGCAAATGCTCTATTAAATACAGTGCTTGCAAATAACTAAACAGTAAGAGGTGCTATAAGTGGCTGACGTAAATGCTAATATTGGCATAAATATAGATACGTCACAATCTTTAGCAGAGATCAAAAATCTCCAGCGACAACTAGCACAACTATACACAAGTATAAATAAAGGTAGTGCTGCAGCAGCAGCAGCCCAAAAGGGTCTTGCTACCAACTTAATGAACACCGTCAATGCTGGCGGTAAGTTCTATGCCCAAATGGGCACAATTAGAACAAGTACGGAATCATTTACTCACGCACTGGAGAAAAACAAACTCACCATGCGTGAGTATTTCCGTTTTGCTGGTGGTTCTACAAGAACATTTGGAAAATTATTTAAACAAGAGTTTGACACGATAGGCAGGGTAGCCGAAGAACGTGTCAAGAAGATGCAGACACAATATATTAAATTGGGTCGTGATGCATCGGGAGCAATGAAGGCAATTTCTATAACTCCAACAACATTAAATATGAAGGAGTATGGAAATCAAGTAGCAGTAGCAGCACAAAAACAAGCACTACTAAATCAACTACTAAAACAAGGCTCTACTAATCTATTAAATTTTGGTAAAAATACCCAGTGGGCTGGCCGCCAATTAATGGTTGGTTTTACAATTCCACTTGCATATTTTGGAACTGCAGCAGCAAAAACATTTATGGACCTTGAGGCTCAAGCCCTTAAGTTCCGCCGTGTTTACGGTGATATGTTCACTACAACAGCAGAAACAGAAAAAGCACTTGGTGAAATTCAAGCACTAGCAGAAGAATTTACTAAGTATGGTGTTGCAGTTGTTAAAACAATGGAAATGGCAGCCGCTGCTGCTGCAATGGGTAAAACTGGTGCAGACTTAACAGCACAGGTAGCAGAAGCAACAAGGCTTGCAGTTCTTGGTAATGTTGAGCAAGAGCAAGCGCTTGAAACAACAATATCGTTAACCAATGCATTTGGTTTAGCAGCAGAAGACTTAACATCAAAAATTAACTTTTTGAATGCTGTTGAAAACCAAACTGTTACAGCAATTGAAGATTTAACTATTGCAATTCCAAAAGCAGGACCAGTTGTTCAGCAATTAGGTGGTAGCGTAGAAGATCTTGCATTCTTCTTAACTGCTATGCGTGAAGGTGGAATCAATGCATCAGAAGGTGCTAACGCACTCAAGTCTGGTCTTGCATCATTAATTAACCCAACAGAAAAAGCAGCAGCAATGCTTGCTGATATGGGAATTAATATAAAAGAAATTGTTGAGGGAAATGTAGGAAACTTAAGACAGACAGTTATTGATTTTGCTTTAGCACTTGATACACTTGCACCACTAGAAAGATCAAGAGCAATTGAACAACTATTTGGTAAGTTCCAGTTTGCTCGCTTATCAACACTTTTCCAAAATGTTACAAAAGATGGAAACCAGGCTTCAAGAGTTTTGCAGTTAGCAGGGGCATCAGTAGAAGAACTTGCAATCCTATCTGAGAGAGAATTAAAAGCAGTAGAGGATGCAATTGGTACAAACTTTAGAGCAGCAGTAGAAGATTTAAAAATTGCTATTGCTCCAATAGGTAAAGAATTTTTAAAGGCAATAACACCAGTAGTAGAGTTTTTAGGTAGACTTCTTGATGGATTTAATAATCTTGGTGATGGTACCAAAAAGTTTATAGTAATATTAACTACTTTAATTGGACTAGTTGGACCAACACTTCTGATGACCTTTGGTCTTGTGGCAAACGGTGCTGCAAACATTATTAAATTATTTATATTAATGCGTCAAGGATTTTTAAAGTTATCTGGAAATAGCACAAATCTTGCACAACAAACTCAATATTTAAATAGTGAGCAGATGGAAGCCGCTGTTGTTGCTGCTTCTCTTAATCAAGCACACTCTAAACTTACACAGCAATTTGCACTTGAAGCCACTGCAGTAAATCAACTTCGTAATGCATATGTTCAGGCTACAGCCGCTGCAACTAGATTTGCTGCTGCTAATCCTGGAATGATGATGCCAGGATTTAAGCCTGGAATAAAAGGTGGTGGTACTGGACCAGCAAAGTTTTCTTCTGGAACCACACAGGTAGTAGGGGGAGAATCAGGAAAAGATTCGGTACCAGCACTACTAACTCCTGGCGAAGCAGTTGTTCCAGAACCAATTGCACAAGACGATAGATTTAAGCCACTTATTGCAGCACTTGTAAGTGGAGATATTGCTAAATATCAAGACGGAACTGTATTTGCACACGCTGTAGATAGAAAGATTGTTCGTGGTCTAGATGTTCCAGAAAACATGAGATCTCTTGGATTTGGATCTGCTAACGCATTTACGGCAATTGGATTTGATATAGATCCAGATACTAATTCAAGATTAATTACTAGAAATGTTCCAGTAGAAAAATATCTTGCTGAAATCAATAAGCCAGGTTCTACTCTAACGATGACAGCAAGACTTATTGATCTTGGAGTTTCTCCAGACGATGCTGCAAGAGTAACTGGTCAAATAAGAAGCAATCTTACTGCTTCTCTTCGTGACATTCCAAATGGAACACTAATAGGCGATCAAGATATTTATTCTAGAATGGGTAATACTAGAACTGGAATTCTAGGTGGAATCGTAAAGAAGTCTCGTGGCGGTCTTTTTGGTAATGCCATTAAATCTCTTTATGCTCCAACAACATTTAGTCCTCTTGGACAATCATCTATTAAGATGAACTCTACGGCTTCAATTGGAGACGTAATTGAAGCGGTATCAAAAACAAGAACTTCTCAAAATGCATTAAGGCCATTAAGAGACATACAAAGACTAGATCCTAATTATAGACTTGCAGTAACAAGAGATGCTGCTGGAAACATTGTTGCTTTTGAAAGACCAGAAGTAAGTAAAACTACTGGCAGAATGAGCAATACTAAAGTTCTTGCAGCATTACAGGGAGATAGGTTTACTACAGCAAGATTAAGTCGTGGTGGCGGACGAAGCATTACGCCTAGCAAAGGTGCTAGAGCAAGAGCAACTCAGATTTTAGTTGGTCGTGGAGAAACTGTAGAAACACAAGATGGAAGAATGCGGGTAGTAACTGGACAAACTGGAAAGCCAAAAGAGCCAGGAACTAGAGTAAGTGGTGGTGGACCATCTGACCGTAGAGCATTGCCACTAACTTCAGTTAGACGTGTTATTCCAAGAGGATTTAGAAATCCTGCATTTGGAATTGGTGCAGAAGAAGGATTTCCTGCTGGACAATCAGTTGGACCAAGAGGATTACAAGAGCGTCGTAATTCTCAAATGGATGAACTAACTACAGCAATTAAAAATAATACAAGATCTCAAGACGATGGAACACAGACTAGTAGAGAATTAAAGAGAGACCAACGTGCTGCAAAAGCACAAAGAATAGGGACTTATGCTGGACCAGCAGCAATGGCTGCAGGAACTGGCGCAATGGTTGCAGCAATGGCTGGTGCACCACAGGTAATAACAAATATGTTATTTGGTATATCGGCAGTTGCTGGACTTCTTCCAATGTTGGCAAATCCTCTCGGCATCGCCATTGCTGCAGTTGCTGCAGTCGGAGTTGGACTATGGAAACTAAGTTCTGATCTTAAAAATGCAAGCAAAGAAGGCGCAAATCTTGCTAAGTCAATGACTATGACGAATAGTAAATTAGTAGAACTTTCTAAGGTAACTGGAACAGTAAGCGCTACAGAGTCTGCAAAACGTAGACGAGAGACTATGCTCACGGGAGCATCTGGCGTACAAAGAAAAACTGGTCAAACTATTCTTGAAAGTGGATTTGGTCAAAATCTATTAGCAGATATTCAGGCTCAACAAAAAGCGGGAGCATCTGAGGAGCAAGTAGCAAAAAGTTTAGGTTTAGGTTTATCTACTGCAATTATGCAAGGAGTTTTAACTACAGAGCAAGCAAGAAGTCTTGCTGCTGCACTTGGAGAACAACTTGGCAGTTATGAAATACCAGCAAAAATAAGTGGAAATATTGTTAGCCTAGTTGGTCCAAATGGAGAAAGATTAGAAAGTCAACCTTTACAAGTTGCTCTTGAAATTAAAAAACAATCCATGGAGCAGCAAGCACAGGTATTCCAAAATGCTATTTCTCAAAGGAAAAAAACACTCGGTACTGGTGGAGAGTTTGCTGCTGCTGCAGGATTAGTTGGCGTTGGTGCCCTCGCTGGTGGACCAGTTGGTGCTGCAGTTGGTGCTGGCGCTGCAATTAAGATGATTTTTGATCAAAACAAACTTAAAGCAGAAAATCTAAAACTTGATACTGCAGCAATTCAACTTGGATTTGAAGCGGTAGCACAAGGACAAGGATTAGTCGATTCTCTAAATAAACAATATGATAACAAAATTAAACAGGCTAAAACCGATGCTGAAATTAATGAATTAGAAAAACAGCGTAAGTCTGCAATTGAAGCAGTAAATAAAGAAAATGCTAAAACACTAGATGCATTAATTAAGCAAAAAGATCAATTCAGCCCTGGAGCATTTGATGCAGCAATTAAGGCTGCTGCAGATACAATGTATAAAGAGGGTCCAATGGCTGTGTTTAAGGATCAAACTATTGATGCGCTTTCTAAACTAGAAAATAGTGAATTTAAGACAATGCTTCAGTTAAGCCTTGCTTCTGGAGAAATGGATCCAAATCAAATCCTTTCATTTATAAATATGGCAAAGGATAATCCAACATTACAGACTAACTTTGATTTTATTGTAAATACTCAAGGCATGGCAGAAGCAAATGTTTTGATAGGATTACTAGAAAAATCTGGGGCAAATGAAAAAACATACAAGATAGTAACTGATTTTATCAAGGGTAATCCACAACAGTTTAAAGAAGTACAAGATGCTATTGCTTCTGTTGGAAATATTTTACCTAAGTATGGCGTAACAGTAGATATTAATACCGTTGGACTTAAGCAACTACAGCAAATTCAAAGAATAACAAATACGCTTAAGGCTGAGAAGGGTCCAATAACACAAGAGATTGTTGCAAAATATGCCAAAGATCCAAATAATCCAGATCAGTCCGTATATCAGGGAATATTAGATACATGGAATACTTTAGTGGGAACAAGCGACACAATTACAAAAGAAATGATTATTGATTTTGGTGCCACATACTCTGATCCAAATGTTAAGAATTTCTTTGATGCTTCAAAAGGCCTTGCTGGAGTTCCAGAACATATAAAGGGACTCGCTGGAGGATCTTCTGCACAGGCAAGCGCTTATTTAGTTGGAACTGGCAAAGGTGCACAGGGTGCTCCAAAGAAAGGTAAGGGGAAGGGTGCTGGTGGTGGTACAAAAGAAAGAGATACTACACTAGACGAACTTCTAAACAGACTTAAGTTTATTCGTAAAGCAGGTATAGATGCTGCTGGTGGCGTAAAAGAATTAATGAAAATAACAGGTGGAGATGGATTAAAGAGATTCGTTGGTGTAACACAACAACTAATGGCTGGTCCAAAAGGCGGTTTTAATAGAGAATTTATTTCGTTCCTAGAAAGCATGGATGATAAAACTCGTAAAACTTATATGACCATCAAAAATGGTGAAGTAGTTTTAACAAAACAAGGCAAAGCACTTAAAGAAGCATTTAATGAAAAGGTTGTTGGAGAATTCCAGGTAGCAAATGCACAGGCCCTACAGGATACTAAAGCACAGGCAGCAGCGCTTCTAAAGTTGCAAGCATCTGGAGTTGATTCAGCCACTGCACTTCAGATGGTAGCAGATGCAAATTTAGCGGTAGCAATTAATTCTAAAGATATAACAGGAAAAGAATTACGTCAACTAGCAGCAGATGCCAAAGCCGCTAAAGAAGAAATGAAGAAACTAAATCTTGAAGTATTAAATCTTGCTGAAGACTTAAAGACAAAGGTCGGAGAGGCTCAGGATGCACTAAAGGCAGTATCAATGGCTAGACAGGCTGGCATTGTTGATCCAGAAACATTAAGAATGATTGCCCAAGATGCATCATTGGTAAGAGAAATATTACAAAATGGTATTGGCTCCGAGACTATGAAGAGTATATTGGGATCCAAAGAGGCGCTAAAGCAATTAGGAGATGCAACAGAAGGTGTAATTGAGCCAGCAAAGGCTGCAATGGCTGCATTTGAAAAATTAAGAGATGCAGCAATGAAGGTATTTGATCAGCAAACACGTGCTGCACAGGCAGCATTTGAGAAATCAATGCAGGATCTTGCATCATCACTAGCAAAAATACCTGCCGAATTTGAAAGCATGTTTGCTGGACTTACTCTTGAACAAGGGGTAGAAAAAGCAAACGAACAAATAGATACTCTACGTGCTGAAATTGCAAGTATTGAATATACAACAATTAGACCAATAGATCTTAATATTGAAAAGGCACAAAGTCAAATAGATCAGATTAAGAGACAACTTGAAACCGCAGCCTCTGGGCTTACTCTTGCCGATGGAACGTTGTTGCCCCCATCTGCATATGATGATGTTCGTAGACAACTAGAAGATTCAATCGCTGCAGCAGAGTTAAATCTTGAATTTAATCCACAATATGGAAAACGATTTGTTGAGGGTCTACAAAATCAGATTAATGATAAAGAACTAGATTTAGAAATAAATCCAGTATACGGTAATCGTGTTATAGAAAATTTACAAAATAGTATATCTCAAAAAGAACGTGAACTTGAAGTTAATCCAGTATTTGGATCTCGTAGACTAGAAAGTTTACAAAATGATATCGCTAATAAAGAACGTGAACTTGAGATAAATCCAGTATTTGGATCACGTCGCATAGAGTCTCTTCAAAATGAAATTAATAGATTAGATTTACAAGTAGAACTTAATTTTAGTAGGCCAATCGCAGACTTACAGGAAGAGTCATCTGATCTTGCTAATGAGTTAACCTTGATGGATAAGGTTGCACAACAAATAAACGATAAATATGACGCACAGGCCAAAGCACTACAACAAGTTGCTGATGTAAATCAAGAAATTTTAAATCAACAAAGAAGTCAACTTGATATTGCAAGTGCTATTACTCAAGGTGATATTGCTGCTGCTGCACGGGCTGCACAAGAAGCAAGAGCGCAGGCTGCAAGCGCCGCTTCTCAACGTGCTGGAGGTGTTCTTGATGCAGCAAGACAGGCAGAACTAGGCGGTATTAGATCTGCACAGGGAATGACTCGTGCAGATATTGAAGAGCGTCAATTCCAAATCAACCAACAAATATTTGCACTAGAAGAACAGTCAGAAACAATACAGCGTTCTATTAGGGATATTCAAGATAATATTAGACAAATTGAAGAAACACGTGCTGAAAAACAACTTGAGATTCGTGCGATTGAAGATGAAATTTATAATATAGAAAAACTACGTGCTGAAAAACAAATAGAAATTAGAAATATACAGGATGAAATTTATCAAAAAGAACTGTTAAGAAAGCCAATAATTGAGTCTATTCAAAAACTTCAAGATCAGATAGTCGCTGCCGAAAAAGCCCAGGCAGTTGAAGTAGAAAAAATACGAAAGATGAAAGATGATATTGAAAAGGGCGAGGCTGCTAGAGAAAAACTTTTGCGTGAAAAGGTAGAGCCACTAGAAAAGAAGATTAGAGACTATCAAGATGATAAACAGAAGGCTATTGCCGATATTGCTATTAAAGAAGCGGCTATAGCAAAAATACAAAATGAAATTCTCGTACCCCTTGAGTCAGAAGTTAAGAAGAGAGAAAAGATTTTAAGTGATAGACTTAAAGCAATCGAAGCAGAAAAAACAGCATGGGATCAGGCACAAACTGCTTTAGAGGCAGCAACCACTACTGCTACACAATATAAAGATCAAATGGTAACTGCAAGTAGTGCATTACAGTCTGCTCTTGCAGCATACAATAAATTTGAAAGCAAAACGGTTGACCTTGTTACAAATGTAGACGAAAATATTAAACGGGTAATAGATGAAACTATAAACAGAGTGATTAATGAAACTATTAATCAAACTATTATCACAACAACTCAGCAAGGACCAAGTGGTGATGGAACTACCCAGCAGGCAGTAATGTATGGCGGTTTCATTAAACCTATGGCATATGGTGGAAAAGTTAAGCCTATGGCATACGGAGGAAGAATAGGCTCAGACTATGTTCCTGCACTTCTAACTCCTGGAGAATTTGTTGTCAATCGTGCAGCAAGCAAGGCTTTTGCACCACTTCTTAATACAATTAATGAGTCTAAGTATCCGTCTATGATTAATAAAAATATTCAGACACCAACCTATACCCCTCCATCATCATCTTTTGCAATGGCGGCACCAGTTAATAATACGTCAATTCTTAGCGATAACTCAAGTACAGTGTATAATTATAGTGTAGGTATTACTGTTGGTGGTACAAATACTAGCCCAGATAATATTGCAAAGGCTGTTTTGGACGAAATTAAATATATTGATTCACAAAGAATTAGGGGGCAAAGAGCATAATGGCAACAGCAGCATACCTAACTGGTAGAAAAAGATATCAGAGGCCACAGGCTGTTTTATGGTCAGATAATGCTGGCACCCTTACAAGCGGTCTATACGTTCCAAATGGCTACGAAGTAGGGGCAGATGTTCCAGACGGAACAGACCCTGATTTAATAGATCAGTTTTTAATACTTTCAGATCATAATCGTGGAGAAATTAGTTTTACACCACAAAGAATAGAGCAAAGACAAAGAACAATAAATGGTCGTATGAGATCTTATCATATTGCAGATAAGATGACAGTTAGTTGGTCTTGGAGTCTTTTGCCATCAAGAGCATTTTTTCAAAATGCAGAGTTCGACCCAGCAACAGGAGTTTCGCCTTATCAAAACTATGTACAAGAATTTACAGCAGACGGCGGTGCTGGTGGAGTAGAAATTTTAGACTGGTATAACTCGCATCCTGGACCATTTTGGATGTATCTTGCATACGATAAATATTCTAATTTTGGTGATGATAATAATGCATTTACACATCTAGGACAGTATAATGAAATTATTCAGGTATACTTTGCAGACTTTAACTATTCCGTCGTAAAGCGTGGCGGTAATAATTTTGATCTTTGGAACATATCGGTAACTCTGGAAGAGGTCTAAATGTTTGTAAATGAAGCATTAAAGACCTATCTTGAAACATCATCGACAGTAAGCCTAAAGTCTTTAGTTCTTGCTGAGTGGAATATGAATATGCCAGATAATATATTTAAAGTTGGCAACTACAGATACCGACCAAATACTCCTGGCTCTGACTTTATAAATCTACCAAATACTTTTGATAGTTTAGATTCTGGCAACTACTACACTGGTGCTACAGATGCCGATGTTGTAATAGATGGAGGATTTACTAATTCAGGAACTCCTCAACAATTTACATTGCCAAAAGAAAAAATGAAGATGATATATTCTTTGGAAGACTGTGTTAAGCCCTTTAGGCCAAGGTCTGGCATTAACAAAACTATGTTTATGAATGGAAGGTATTTAGCAAACTCTGGTGCTGATCTAGCACAAAGACCTAGATATTATATGGCTTCTAGGTATGATCAGTTTAGATATTGGACTTCATATAGAACAGAAAACAATATTGAATATGGCGTAGCAAATCAAATATCTAATTCATTATATTATATTGATGATGCTGTTCCATTTGTTGTTTATAAAAACAATGTGCCAGCAAATAGATTAATTGTAAAAGTTCAAACAAACGTTGGTACTGTTAACCTAGGTCCGTTTACAACTCAAACAGGATCTATAGATGATCCATTATTTGGAGACGCAAACAAAACAACTCCTTTAAGATGGAAAATTCAGTATTTATCTGGAGATAACTGGGTAGACGCAATAACCTTTAACGAAAATAGCACACGTTCAGACGGATCTCCAATTATTGGCCCAGATGGGTATGTAGAGTTACAATACGGATTAATAATTCCAGAAATATACAAAGACATTTTCATATTTGCAGAAACTCTTGCATCTAGCACTCTTCTTCCAGAAAGTTCTATTGTTGGATACTCATACTTAGTTATTCCTAACGAAGGTGACAAAGGAACATTTTATATTTGGACAGGAAATGAATACGAAACTTTTACTCCAAATTATGATTGGTATCTTGGATCAGAAACAGTAGACAGGCTAACAAGTTTTGTAACAGACTTAACAAATCCAGATCAGTTTAATGATGACATAAGCGGTCAGGTTGTATATAGACAATTTCAATATTTGCGTGGTATTAGAGTTGTAACTGAAACAATGAATAAGAGTGATTCAACATTAGATTTGATTGAAATGTCACCTAGACTTATTGCAGATATTTCTGATAAAACTATTGACTACAGAATTACAAAGGTTCTGTCTGATATCGGAATAACATCTTTGCCAGTAGGACAACTATTGGCATCAAATGGAACAATAAGTTTATTTGATGATGATCAAGCATTTAATTCAAATAATACAAATAGTATTGTTGCAAATTATTTAAGAAAAAATATTAAGTTTAATTTTTATGAAATTCTCGTCAATGTTGACGGATTTGATTATTATGTTCCTATTAAAACTCTTTATTCAGAAGGTATGCCGCAAGCAGATATAACTGCTGGAACTATTGAAATTGCTTTAAGAGATTTTTATTTCTTTTTAGAATCAATGAATGCGCCTAGATTATTGATGACACAAACATCTTTAAGTATGGCAATAAGTACTATGTTAGATTTTATTGGTTTTACCAATTATACATTTAAAAGATTGCCTAATGAAAACGATCCAATAATTCCATATTTTTTTGTTGCCCCAGACCAAAACGTAGCAGAGGTTTTAAATCAACTTGCAATATCAACTCAGTCCGCAATGTTTTTTGATGAATACAATAACTTTGTTGTAATGAGTAAAGACTATTTAATGCCAAGCATTGACGATAGGCCCACAGATTTTGTTTTATCTGGATCAAATAATCAAACAGATGAAGGTATTATTGAAAACGCAACATCTGGAAATCTTCCAAACATTTTATCCATATCTTCTGAAGATAAAAAAGTATATAATGATGGACGAATTACTTACACGACAAGATATATTCAAAGATCTTATGGAAGTATTAGAGAAGCAAGCATGGTTGATCGTGAAAAAACATGGATCTATAAACCAGCACTGCTTTGGGAAGTTTCTGGAGATGAAGCAACAAAGACTGTAAATCAGGTTGCAGTGCAACAAGGTAGTTATGTTCTTGGCGCTATGCCACTTAATTCTGATGTTCCTAGCGTACCTCCAACAGTTGTAGGCGGGGTAGTTATAAATAATACGATTGACATAGGTGAAAATGTATATTGGCTAACAAGATTTCAAGGATACCTATACGCTGGCGGAGAAGTTATTAAATATGATGCTGCAGAATTTAATGTAACTGGAACTGGAAATGTTTGGATTAGCAATAACCAAGAATACCAAAAGTACTTTGCATCTCTTCCATTTAATGGAAAAATATATCCTACAGGACTCATTAGAATTTTTAGCACCCCTTATTATGAAACAATAGATGGAGTTTTTAGACTACAGCCAGGACCTGTTTATGAACATGGCAGAGGACAATTTGGAACACCAATAGTTGAGCATACCGCAGGACTAAACAATTATTGGTCAAATAATTCAAGTATTCGTGGTTGTGATATGCAGTCCCAATATTTGTTTACAACGCTTTTAGATGAAGATGTTACAAGGCCTGCTACTACTTTAGGTGCTGCAGGAGTAAACAATGTTCTTGCTCAACAAACAACAAGAAATGGCATTATTAAGAATTTTATGGCAACAAACTATTTAACAGAAACAGATGTTAATTCTTTGAAGTCAACACAAACTGGAACAATACAATCTTCTGCTTTAGTTATGAATGGTCCATCATTTAAAACTACAGAGAATCCATTAAATTTTGTTTCTTATGTTTATAAAAATCTTGATAACGCATATAAAAACTTTGGAACGAGAATCAGAATAATTGGAAAAATTGAAAATAATGAAACAAGAGGCCAAACACCGATTGGATCAACTTCATATTATCAGGTAAATAACGTTCAGCCAAATCAAAATGTAAGCATTGGCGGAGGTTCTGGAGGAATTGCTGTTCTTCTAAATCCAGAAACAAATAATGGATATTATTTTGAAATTGTTGCATTAACAGAAACTAATGTTGAATCATATTTAAAAATAAATCAGGCTGGACAATCAGAAATTAATTTAAACAATGTCGTATTTTATAAAATTAAAAAAGACTCTTCAAATAATAATGCAATACCAATCAAACTGTGGGGAGGCTTGGCAAGCATTATTGTAGACGATGGAAGATTTACTGGCCAATACAGAATGGCTGGAGAGGAAAAACCAACGGTCTATGACCTAAATGTTGAATATCAAGATATTGGTACAACAAGACGTTTTTATCTTTATATAAATAACAAACTCATAAAGGTTGTAGATGATACAGATCCTCTTCCTATCTATAACAACATGGCACTTTTTGTACGTGGATCTTCAAGATGCATGTTTGAAAACATTTATGCAATTGCTGAAAACTATTCTCAAAATACAGTTTTCACTGTTGGAGAAACCTTGGCTGATGTTTTTGGAGATAAAACTATAGATGCAAATGAGTCATTTAGAAAATATGCTATGAGTGGAATTATTCAGGGTACCTATTTATCGGGTATTAGTTCAGAACAACCTCCAAAATATAATATGTATTTTGATGAATTTGGAACAATAATGAGAGAGTGTTCTTATTTTGATATTAGATATGACAGAGCATATCCAGCATTATATGCACAACTATCGCCAACCTTCAATAGAATAAAGGGATATTCAGTGTCTGGGTTTCAGGCTGATTCTTATGGTGCAGAGTTTTTGATATTTAATTCATCAGACAAGGCTTTAATTCTTGATGAAACTAGTGGAAACTATTTAAGAATTCAAGGAGTTACATTTACCCAAGATACTACGTATCAATTAACAGTTGACGAGTACTTCAATAAAGTAGGAAATCTTTCTGACCCCCCATTTAGCGGTAGTGCACTGGTTTATTCACCTTTAGTTGAAAAAGCAAAGTATGACAATATTAAACTGAGTCGCATGGTATACGGAAAAAATGATTTTAGTTTGGATACCCCTTACATTCAAACACAAGATGATGCTGATGCTCTAATGGGATGGATAATCAACAAGGTCATGGTTCCTAAAAAATCTATAGGTCTTAGTACATTTTCTATACCAACTCTTCAACTTGGAGACATAGTTACAATTAATTATCAAAGCAGCGACGGTATAAATTTAGTAGCAGATCCATCAGAAAGATTTGTAGTATACAATATAGAATATTCCAGAACTAATACAGGTCCAGAGATGACTTTATATTTGAGTGAGGTATAAAATGGCTACCCCAGAAGAAAATTTACAGGCAGCGCTTGATAGAGCAGCAAAGGCAAGATCAGAAGGCAACATGGCCCGTGCTGCAACATGGGAAGCATCTGCAAATAGATATAGAGGAATTATAGATGCAAAACAAAGAATTGCTACTGCTAAAGCAAATTTAGAGAAAATTAAAGATAGGCTGGAAAAGTCTACATCTGATTCAGTTACTCCTGTAATACCTGTTACACCAGTAATTCCAAAAGTAGTTACAATTCCACCAAAATCTCAAGTAGATGGTAATACATCTTCAGCATCATCTACTCCATCATCGACTCCAGCAACTCCAACTCAGGCGCCAACTCAGACTCCAACAACGACAGTAGCACCAACTCCATCACCAACTCCAACAACTCCGTCAACGGTATCTGCTACACCATCTACAATTAGTCCAGCAACACAAAGTTCTCCTCCACCACCAGTTAAAACCGCACCAATAGATACAATACTATTTAATGATGATGTAGTTCCAATAGAAATAATGGCAGATTTAATATTTGAAAATATTGGTGGACAAGAATTAATTAATGTTGCTAGAAATGATACTGTTAATGGGCAAACAATTATTTATCAACCAATCAAAAATTTAACAAGTATTCAACAAGAATATAATCCAAATAATATTGTTGCACTCCAGGCAACATCTGACAAATATTTTGAAAATTTTGCAATTAAGTTTGACACTAAAGTTCCAGAGGCAGGTACTGGAGAAAATGGAGCACATGTTTACATAGATCCAGAAACAGGGTCTCTTGTAGTAGAGGCTATCAATCTTGATCCAGATGAGCAAATAGAACTAGAAATAACGACTAGTGGTACAATATATGAGGCGGACATATGATAACGAATACTGGAAAAGACATTATTGGCAAATATAT